CGCAACCAATTACGTTTGAGAGTGGGCGCACACTGACGGCAATCCAGACCGCGCACGTAGCCGACGCGAACTTCGACAATACAAACAACGCCATCGAAAAGTTCTTTTTCACCCGTCAATATGGCGTAACCCGCTGGGAGGTCTGGATTCCCCAAGCTAAATGCGTGCAGGAACGTGGTAACGATGCGAGTTGTTTCCCGTTAGAGCGAGACAATCGCCTGCACGGACTATGCCCAACCCGCGTACCAAATGCTGACGGCAGTTTTAATCCAGCCGCGCCACTGTCACCTTTACCGGGTTATGTTGTATTAAGCGCCACTCCGTATGTTAGAATCGACTGTCGAGACGCAAGCAACTATTTGGCAATCAATACAGCGGCATTTCCAGTTGACGCAACGACGGGAAATAAAAACTCACTGGTTGATGTGAGCTGGACTAAAACAACGGCTGCGGTGCGATAATGGAAGCCCTAACTACGCCCGCCGCCGACCCAAATAGCTCATTAAACAGCGCCGCTCATTATTCTGGAAAACGTTGCCGCCACATCAATTGCGTTAAACCCGCAGGTACGGCATGGAGTCCGTACTGGTGTCAAAAGCATAACGCGGAACGAGTAAATAAAATCAACAGGTCGTTTGACGCTATGTTAAAATAGCAGTTCATAGGGGGATAACATGCTATGGCAAAATGTATTTTTGATACTTGAAAAAGTAAAAAGGTTTGAGTTTTATTTAATACACATCATTAAAATGGAGAAACGAATTATGACTACTGTTGCCGAATTAGAAGTAAAAGTTACCAGCCTGATTGACCACGTAACCAAAGAGACATCAGAGGTTAGCGCAACTCTCAAGGGGTTTGGAGACCAGATCGCAGCACTCAAAGCGCAATTGCAAGGCGGCGTGCCAGCAACCCAAGCCAATCTTGACCACCTAAGCGCCGAACTGGACGGCATCATCGCATCAGTGGATAAAATTATCCCAGATGCACCCGTGATTACTCCAGCGCCCGTCCTGCCAGCGCCCGTCCCGCCAGTGTTGGTTGTAGTCCCGCCAATGCCCGGCCCCGGCCCGTTACCACCAGTAGCATAAAGTAAAAACGCCTGAGCAAGTATCACTCAGGCGTTTGTTTGGTTTCTAAAAGGGCCATAGCAGCCCGGAATCGCCAGACCTAATAAACCCCCTGTACCTTAAATCGTTGAAGGCTTGACGGCTCATTTTATGCAGCCTAAACAGCCGATCAGACTCCGCTACATTGGAATAATAGCCAGCCAAACGAAAATAGTTAAATATTTACTAGAACAAAAATAATACAAATGTAATCATTTTTGTTCGTGCTTGACATATCAGTTAGCGCTCGCTATCATAGGTTTTCATCCTATTAGGAGTGTTACGCTATGGCCTCAAACCCGCCTCCAGCATTGTCCGCAGATTCAAGTCTCGACCCAAATGCAGCCGCAGACCCAAGCGAATCAAGCCCTGCTGATGCGCCCGAAGATGACATGTCGCAAGGCTATTGCATCGAAATATCTGTATTGCCTGACGGCACTTTTACTGTTGACAGCGAACCGCTCGCACAGGAAGCCGCCGAGGAAAATGCAACCAGCGAAGGTGCAGAAGGTGCAGAGCCATCAAGCAAACCTTATAAGTCAATTGGCGAAGCGTTCAAAGCTGCGCTGATGATCTTTCAGAATAACGGGCAAGACGTGGACGAGCAAGGTGAGTTCGATGCCGGGATGAACGGATCAAGCAAGCCCACACCTAAAAGCATGAACTATTGATATGGGCATTTCCTTCCTCGCACTAGCAGACCAGCCCGATAACACGGTAAAACTTGAGATGCAGTATGAGGGAGGCTTTGATCCAAAGTCACACGCTCACCAACAATTGAAGTTAGTCCTTACTATCATGGAACGCCTCGCCAAACATTCGGCAGGTGATATAGAATCCATTGACAATGCTATTCGCACGCAAGAGTCCATCGTAGCAGAACAGAACGATGATGAAATGCACATATTAGCCCGCGCAGCCAGTGCAAATGTACTGCCCAAGATCGTTTTAGCAGACCAAACGGGAAGAATAGTCGGATGAAACCAGCCAAACCCGTGAGTCATCGTAACGGCAGCAAAAGCAACGCCTTATCAACAGGTGTTAGAATCGGCAGACCTACAATATTCAATGATGATATAGCTAATGACATATGTGTCTGGATGAGCGAAGGCAAATCACTCAATAGATACTGCCAGCAACCGGGTAGCGTGAGCAGAACCGTTATATATCAATGGCTTACAGCAGATAAAGCGTTTGCGGCCAAATACGCGAGAGCCTCTGAGGAACGTGCTGATACTCATGCAGACGAGATTAGCGACATAGCTGATGAACGTCCTGATGGCTCAATGGACACGCCTACATTCAACGCCCGGCAACGCCTCAGAGTCGATGCTCGTAAATGGGTGGCCTCTAAACTCAAGCCTAGCAGGTATGGTGACAAGATGGCTATTGGCGGGGCTAGTGATCTGCCTCCTATCCGCTCGATTACCACTGACATGACACCAGAACAAGCGTATCACCTCATGCTAGGCGGCGCGGTATTGCCTGAAGGTAAGGACAAGGGCAGCTCCAAATGAATGTCTCAAAACGCGTTTAAACAAGAGGTAATTTCTCAAATGGCCTGTAAAGCGTGCAAATTTGACCATCCAGCCATGCAAGACTGCAAGGTCGCGGCTAGGATTCGTGCAGCAACCGAGCGCGTTGAGTCTGTGAAATACATCGAAAAGAAGCGTAATTCTGCAACGGTGAAAGCCAAACATAGCGTTGCATTGCCCGTTAATGCAACGGTGGTTCCAGTATCGAGCGTTGCATTGCCCGTTGATGCAACGGTAGGATCGACAATGGGCGTTGCATTTGAACATCCAAATGTCTACCCTAATCCCTACGATCTTGGCTGGGATAAACTAGCCAAAACATCAACGCAACGTAGCCGCGAACATCGAGCGCGTAAAGCCCCATGAATCTCGCACAATACATCGACATTGAAGGGGAAGTAGAAGTCGCTCCGACGACGGTGTATGCGCCTGAACTCATCAACTGGGACAACCCTGACTACGACGAGATATTTCGCAAGCGTTGCCAAAGGCTCCAGAATATCCGCAGTGCCGATGACCCCGCGTCAGTCTGGGAAGGACTGAAAGCGTATTATAAAGATCATCCCGTCCAGTTTATCAATGACTGGTGTATGACCAGCGACCCGCGTAACCCTGAAATTGGCCTCCCTGCTACCATTCCATTTGTGCTATTCAAGCGACAGATTGAGTTTATCCAATGGGTGCATGATCGGTGGAAGTCGCGGGAGGATGGCTTGGCTGAGAAGTCTCGTGATATGGGTGTGTCATGGCTATGTTGCGCGATAGGCGTGTGGGCGTGGCTATTCTACAATGGCGTGAACATTGGCTACGGCTCACGCAAAGAAGATTATGTGGACAAGATAGGTGACCCCAAATCACTGTTCTGGAAAATCCGCATGATAATCAAGAACTTACCGATGGAACTGCTCCCGATTGGCTGGAGCGAACGAGCGTGCGCCCCCTCTATGCGCGTGATAAACCCTGCGAATCAATCTACAATCACTGGCGAGGCAGGCGATAACATTGGTCGCGGGGCGCGATGCTCAATCTATTTCGTAGACGAAGCCGCTCACATCGAGCACCCGGAACTCGTAGACGCTGCCCTCGCCGCTACTGCGAACTGCAAGCTATACGTCTCAAGCGTGAATGGCGCAGGCAATCCATTTTACAAAAAGAGACACAGCGGTGACGTTCCCGTGTTCGTATTCGATTGGCGGCAAGACCCGCGCAAGGATCAGGCGTGGTACGAAAAGCAATGCAAGAGCCTAGACAAAGTCATCGTAGCGCAAGAGATCGACCGGAACTATGAGGCCGCAGTTGGTAACGCTTTCATCCCAGCCGATATCGTCCTTGCCGCCGCTATGCGTGGCCCCGCTCAAGTTGTGGCGCACGGTGGCCTGCGGGTTGGGATTGACGTAGCTCGCTTTGGTAATGACAAGACCGCCATTGTATTCCGTCGCGGTAGGGTAATGCTCAAGACAATCATGTTGGAAAAGAACGATATGATGGACGTAGCAAGCCGCGCACGCTCCGAGATCAAGGCATTTGGCACAAAGCCCGAACAGATTGCCGTAGATACAATTGGCCTTGGCGCTGGCGTAGCGGACATATTGCGCGGCTGGTTCCCTGATGAGATAGACCCCATCTCAAAAGAAGTGTATAAGACGGTAGCAGATGTAAACTCTAGCATCCGGCTGAAAGATGGCAATTGGTACAACCTACGAGCAATGATGTGGGGCGAAATGAAAGAATGGTTAAAATCTGCATCAATCCCGAACGATCAGGAATTGAAGGTTGATCTAACCGCACTACGCTACGGGTTCCGCGAAGGATTGACTTTGCTGGAATCTAAGGACGATGCAAAGAAGCGTGGCGTGAAGTCCCCTGACCGAGGCGATGCGCTTGCAATGACTTTTGCTATACCAACGATGGCACGGATACAGGAAAAGAAAGTCAGGATAGAAGGCTACCGTCCCTCAGATTCAAGTATGGGTTTATAACTAAGGAACTATTATGGCAAACGGAATCGTAACAAGGCAGATTAGTACGGCAGATTCAAGCGTGATTCAATGTACATGGCTGCTTACAACGGCTGACCCCATTGGCGCATCGTGTTCTTTCCCTGAATGGGCAGATCACACATGGGCAGTCGGCCTCACCGCTGATACATTTGGCGCAGCAACCGTATCTGTGCAAGGTGGCGCAACTCAAGTCGATACAGACTTCTACACCCTAAGCAATGCGGCAGGCTCAACCCCCGCCACATTCACCGCCTTCGGCATCAAGACGACTATTGAAAATCCGCTATTCCTACGACCCAAACTGACCGCCGTTGGTGTAGGCGCATCAATCACAGTAATTCTATTAGCCCGCCGAGCCACTGGCGTTAACCGAGTCTAGGAGCCGACATGAAAGAGAATGATATTGCCGATTCGTTGCGCCGGATGGCGTTCCAGTTTCAGGCTATGACCGAAGCCGCTGATGTATTTGACAACATTGGCTCTGTCAAACAATCAACCGAGGAAGCTAGTCGGCTGAGAGACATTGCATTGGCTGATGCTAAGAAAGCGAAGGACGATGCTGCAACCTTGACCGCACAGGCTAAAAGTATGCAAGCGCAGGTTGACGATAGTAAACGCCAACGGTGGCTCAAAGTTTTGGCGCTGTAACCCGAACAAGAACAACGCAATTGTTGTTCCGGGCGGCGCTAACGCGGCAGCTTCGATCTCTATTCGTGCGGTACTGGGTACGTCAAACATTTCGGCTCGTTTACAAATCAACGAGTTCTAATGGATGACTTTCATGCTTTTTATGATGCTGGCGATGATGCTTCGCTTGCATACATAGAGGCATGGACGGCTGAACCAACCCGCATAACGCGCAAGGTTCAGCCGAGACGCGCTGTAGTTCGCACGCAACGCTATCAAACGATTATTGCTCACATAGTCGCGTGGCTGTTGCCGCCTGCGCTTGCCCCGCCTAGAGTCGCGTAATGTCTGCCCCAATTGTCGTCCAGACAGTAAATGGCGCATCGCAAGGCGGGGGCATAAGCTTCGCAGCATTTCCGACTAGCGGGAACTTGCTTGTCTGTTTTGTTTATGCGTTTTCCGCAACTGCATCCCCGACAAATGCGGGCAACACATTTACGCAACAGGGAACTGATGCGGTTGACGCCAGCGGTAATCACGTTGGTGTATGGACTGCCCCGGTTGTAAGCACAACTTCAAAGCTAATCGACAGTGCAACCGCGTCAATGGCGCTGGTTGCCGTAGAAGTATCGAATCAGCAAACACCCTTTATTGATGGTTCAGTAGTCACGACGCTACTGGGCGCCACCAGCGCCGCCGTGACATTCACCAGCGGCAACGTAGTCACCACCGCAGCCAATGCGCTATTGCTCACAGGCGTCATTGACCAGACCAACCAAGTGTGGGCGGCTGGCGGTAGCGGCACTTTAATTGTAACGTTCGTATCGCAAGATGCCGATTCTGCAATGCGGCAAGCCGTTACCCCGGCAGGAACTTATAACCCGATAATGACCGCCCCCGCATCTGCGGGTAACAC